GATTGAGCAGATTACAGCAGCACAACGCGAAGAAGTGCAGCAGGAGATTGAAGCCCAATCCGAGGTAAGGCTTCATGAAGATATTCCTTTCAGCGTATCAGGCGTGGAACTCGGCAAACTGGACGCGGAAGTCATTGAACTCATCGAGGCGATTGTTCACATTGACCGCCGCAAATTCCTGAAAGAGCACGGCGAGGAAGTGCTGATTCTCAAAACCGCGTTGAAAAACTCCGAGGATCGGGAAAAGGCCGCAATCGAGGACGCACGCCAAGCCCAAGAGGAAGCAACCAAGGCGAAGAGCGAAACCGTAGATATCCGTTATCAGCTTGAGAAGATGACTGAGCAGCGCGACAACGCCGCTAGACTCCTACTCGAGCGAGAGGAAGAGATTGCGCGTCTCAGCAGCCATATCACTGACCTTCGCAACCAAATCCACGCAGGAGTACGTAACGAGCTCAAGGTGATCGACATTGACGCAACGGCAGATCAGGACGATGAGGCAAAACTTGCGGATATCATGCGCCGCCTGGAAGAGAAGAAGCAGAGACAGCGCGAACAATTCCTGCAGGACGCAAAGCGCCGCATCTACGTGTACGATGTCGAGCCGCTAAACCTCATGCAAACGAGATTCCGTGCAAAGCTTGCGACAACCGGAGAACCAGTTGAATACGGCAGCTTGGAACGTATCTACGTTGACGTTTCGGAAAAGCCGGAGGTCTTAGCAGAAGAACGTGCCCGATTTCTCGCCGAGCAAGCTACTCAAGACAATGGTGGGGAGCTTCAAACGGACAATAGCCTCCAAGTGGGGGTAGAACTACCAAGTTCGTCATTTCTCGTCACGCAGGACGCAGCCTTGGAAGCTGATGGGATTCAAGACGGAAGCGGAGTACAAGACGTACATGCACAAACAGCACAAGGATCTGACGGAACAGTCGGAGAAGATGTGGACGCGGTTGGCGCTCAATCGGTCAGCAGGGAAGAATTCGAAGCACTCCAAAGACGGGTAGAGCGGATCGAGCGTTACGCGAATATCGAGGGGGCGGCGTAAATGCCAATCGTAAAGGACATTGATTCGACAGAATTGGAATTCGGTTACGGTGATATCGAAGTTGCTCCGGCACTATTGCAATGTGACGAAACAATCGGAGCGGTATGTTTCTTTCAACGAGCGAAACCGCAAGCGATTGGGGAGCGCGGCGACTACACACCGAATATGGTCGTAGAGCGAGAAAATACGCCAGTTCGCATGACATTCGAGAAAGTTCAATCCATCGATGTGGTAATTAAGGCGCTCCAAGAAGCAAAGGAATTAATGCAAAAGAAAGCGGAAGGGGTGGCATAACACCGCCTCTTTCCATAGGGGTGATGGGATGAATAGATGCGCTAACCCTGATTGCAAACACGACTATTGCAAACGAACCATACTCTACGGCGATATGGTATTATGCCAAATCTGCTATTTGAAAATACCGCACAAAAAGCGGTCAATGGCTGTAACGACAGGCAAAAACCAAGGAATAGACGAATTAACTAAATAAGGAGGATGGTCCGGCATGGATAGACTCGAAAGCTACAGGGATTTATGCAAGGAAATTGAATTATGGGAAATACGCTTAGACGATCTAGAAGCGGAACGTAGCGTACTCATCAAGAAGATGAGCCCATCCCCTCAGGTGAAGCTATGCGCGAATTACAGCGGTATGCCGGGGGCTGGTATGGTAGCCATTAACTTCGCTAGAACGTGGAGAGAAGCCGTAGACCTCAATGACAAGATAGACGAGGCTAGGGACATCCTCACACTGAAACGCGAAGCTAAGAAGCGTATGGAAGCCGTAATCGGGCAATTCGATAAGCTAGAGTATCGTGTGGCATATCTCAGGGACATTGAACGCAAACCACTGAAAGAAATCGCGGATAACCTTAACTTTAGCTACGATTGGATTCGTAAGGTATCACAACGAGTAAAGCGATTGAGAATCACGTCATAGCACAATATGAAACACGAGTAAGAAAGCACATCAAAGGCACAACGGCATTGATTTATCGTGATATAATGATATTAAGTTGATCCATGCCGGAGCAACCATAAGAAGTCCATACGGCGCGAAATGTCTGCCCGACACTCATGCGCCGATGGGCTTTTTGTTTTAAATGACGAGGAGGATGAAGATGAATTTAACTCAATACGATTTATTGAAAGCCGTAGAAACAGCGCTTAAAGATGACTTCATGCCGAAGGTAACTGAGATTATTGATCGGAAGGTTGCCAGCGGTATCGAGGAGGCATTTCAACGAAAGGTGACACGCATGGAATCCCTTGAAAAGTATCTCGGACTCTTATACGAAGCGCAGAGGTCAGATTACAAGTGTCATGACGAAATCCGCGAAGCACTTGAACAATACAAGAAAGAAGCAGGGATTTAGGACGCGCAAGCGTCCTCTTCTTTTGCACCGCAGGTGCCTTCGATTCGACCGAAATACCTAACGGAGTGGAAGCCGATGGAAGAGATTGACCTATGGCTTCTAGTAATACTCTCTTATAACACAATTAGTCACCTATACCTAGACGCATATGAGGATAGAACCGTGAAAACAAGATGGATAACCATGGAATCAGTAGTGATACTGGTTCTTTATTGCGTGATGATGATCGTAGTGGAGTATAACACGTAACACTATAGCGAACATAAGTGAGGAAGTCCCACGGGGCTGATACACACTATAACGAACAAATGGAGGTGAGTACATGGCGCGACCTAAAAAGTGGGATGAACTGAATATGCCGGACAAGTTAATCCTAGTTGAAGGGTGGGTACGCGATGGACTCACTGACAATCAGATATGCGAAAACCTTGGGATAGGCAAGTCTTTATTATACGAGTGGAAGAACGACTACGTGGAGTTCGCGGAGTGTTTTAAAAGAGGTAGGGAAGTAGCCGACTACCTTGTAGAGAATGCCATGATGAAATCAGCGCTCGGATACAGTTATGACGAGGTGACAGTGGAGCTTGGCGTAGAGACGAAGCGAGTGACGAAGGAAGTACAACCCAACATCACCGCTCAAATCTTCTGGCTAAAGAATCGCCGCTCTGATAAATGGCGTGACAAGCCCGATGCAGAAGAACGCTATAAGAAACTCATTGCATTGCTGGGCAAGCTGAACCTCTCACCTGAAGAAGTAGATGAATTGGTGAACAGCCTATGAAAGCCGAGTTATTGCAATACGCTGATGACCCATTCGCTCGTAAGCTGATGAAGATGCTTTTAAACAAGCAGAAGCAAAAGAACGACTCACTCAACGTAAAGAATGCTTACGAGTGGATCACCAACAACGGATACAAGAACGAAAACGGCATTCTGATGGAGTTTGAAGAACGAGAGTTCATGATACAGCCGTTGTGTGATGAATCGCGCTTATTGGCCGTTCTAAAGTGCTCACAGGTTGGATTCTCAACCATGTCGATATTCAAAGCAGCATTCCACAATATCAAATACGCTCACAACATCATCTACACCCTACCAACGGATAAGGACGTTCAAGAGTTCAACAAGGCAAAGACCAACATGATACTCGAAAACAACCCCGAGGTAAGGGCGCAGATGGTTGAGGATAGCTTGCATATTAAAGCATTCCGCACTATGAAGGGTGATAACGTAGGTTTTACCTTCTTCAAAGGCACATACGGACAATCTGCATCCATCATGCAGACCGCTGACATATTAATCAAAGACGAGTTTGACCGCAGTAATCAAGGCGTACTCAACGCCTACAAGTCACGTATCAAGGCAAGCACCTACAAAGCTGAATGGGAGTTCTCTAACCCATCCTTCGCTAACTTTGGCGTGGATGTATCATGGCAAATGAGCGACCAGAAGCATTATTTCTATTGGTGTCCCAAGTGTGACCATCCCTCATACATCACATATGAGCCTGAGAGCTTCGATGGAGGAAATACCCATCACGTATGCAAGGAACGCGCGGAGTACGTCTGTGGGGCTTGTAGTGAAGTCTTGGACAGAAGGACAGCGGATAAGGAATGGGTGCCGAAGTTCACGGATGACAAGTGGGGCATATCCGGTTACTGGATCAGTCAGATGATGGCACCGTGGATCACAGCCCATGAGCTCATGTTCGATGAAAAGACGATGTTGCCAGATGTATTCGCCAACTTCGACAAGGGCATCCCATACGCCAGCAACAGCAACAACCTAGACCCATCCAACATCATCAAGAACATTCAGTATGATGACAAAGGATACGTCATGCAGAACCCCGGCAAATACCGGACATTAGGCGTAGACGTAGGGGGAACGATAGACAAGCCCCATTTCCATTGTGTGAAGGGCTCAGAGGAAGGCATAGACCACATCATCAAGCTACAGGGCGAGGAACAGCTACACAACTACATGAGAATGAACAACATCTCCATGTGCGTGATGGACAACGCTCCATATCCAGAGATAGCGGTACGCATGACTAAGGCTTTCCCCGGCAAGGTGTGGCGGTGTGTGTTCGATTACAACGCCGATCGGAAGGAAGTCTATCAGACGGACTACCAAACACGCATAGCCAACGTACACCGGACACGCATCTTTGACAGGGTGGTAGATGGATACATCACAGGTGAGCGTAAGGTGTACATTGACGGACTAGAACCCAGCCTATCGGGTATGGGCGGCGGTGAGTCCCTATGTAAGCATTGGAAGGCACAACGCAAGGTTGGGACCAACGGTGAGAGCAAGCAGATGAACAACGACAACAAGGATCTCAAGTTTGACCGTATCGGGGACGCGGTTCCCATGTGGATCAATGACGGTGCAGATCATTTCAGTCTTGCAGATGTGTATAACCAAGTAGCCCAGCTTATTGTGATGAAGTTTGCGGAAGGGGTGACGTAATTGGCTGACAAGACAGACGAAAAGAAACTGAAGGAACGCTTCACACAGGATCTAACCACGGCTACGCAGTACATGAACCCGATACATCAGTTAATGGATAAGTATTACGAAATCTATCGCAACCGATGGAATGAGGATGAGAGCCGCTTTCAAATCTCTGACCTATACGCTTATGTAGAGACGGTTGTCCCGATCCTCACGAACAGCAGGGTAAGAGCAAGCGTGCACTCCGACTACCCCGATTACGTGACCAACGCCGCGGGAATGACGGACATCCTAGACAACATCTACGACATCAACAATTGGGACTACGAGAGCCAAGAGATTGCGCGGACCGCTGAGATATACCGTTCAGCTATTGCCTATACCGGATGGGATGGCGACTATAAGAACGGCACGGGCAAGGTATGCGTCAAAGGGGTTAATATCCGTTGGTGCTACTTAGACCCTGCTCCATCGAAGTTCGAGGATTCGAGCTTCTTTTTTTATGTCGAGCCTAAGCGTAAGACAGCGGTAATTAAGGAGTACCCTGAGAAGAAGAAGGAAATTGAAGCAAGTATCGGCAAGCGTGATAACGAGAGAGACAACAACAAGTCCGGCAGATGGTTTAAGACCTTCGTGAATCGGATGAAACAGTTTGTCACGTTCAACACGGAAACCAATGCCGCCAACATGCTGAGGGACTACCAAACGTATCCTGAGCTCACAGAGGAAGAGAAGCGGAAGAACGCGGTAGCCTTCATCCATTATTGGTATCGTGATGATGATGATAAGTGGCGCGTGTCCTATTGGGCTGATGATGTGTTCTTGTCGGACGAGGAAAACCCGTTCTGGCATGACAAACTACCATACGACATCTACAACCCAACTAAGGACATCCTCTCTTCTATGGGTGTACCGATGGCTGAGCACATCGAGAACCTAAACCATGAGAAGAACACGATGATGCAATATATCATTGACAACGCGAGGTTACACGCTGATCCACCGATGGTGCACAACACCGCGATGGGGAACATTCAGGACCCGCGTTCACTCAATGAGCAATACAGCAAAAACGGCGTGATACAGATCAACAACCCTGATATGGTCCCGCTGAACGCGATGGTGGACTATATGCAGCCTCCAACCATGCCCGGGTATGCGATAGACCTACCTGACCGCTACGGCGTGTTAGAGGACCGTTTGACAGGCGTAAACGATTCCTTCCGAGGGATGGCAGACGCAACAAGCGGTAAAGAGGTACAGCTAAAGCAAGAGGCTGCTTATACGCGCATCAAAACGAAGATTGATAACTTTGAACTGTTCAACAAGTCCATTGCCGAGAAGTTGATTGTCCTGGCGATGCAGTATTACAAAGAGACTCGGGCCTTCCGCATTAAAGGCGATGCAAGCCGGTACGACCAAATGGCTCAGATGGGCGAATTGCCGTTTGAGATTCAAGGTATTCCGAAGGGTGTCGGTCCTGATGGTGCGCCGATCATGGACAAGTCTGAATTTTATCTCTACGCCAACCCGAATGAATGGACGAAGATCGTAGAACAGCCACAAGAGCCGCAGATGGGCCCGGACGGTCAACCTGTACAAACGCAAGAACCCGAGGGTGAACCAACCAAAGAGGATGCACAAGAGGCGTATAAGATACTCCAATTCACAGTGGAGATTGAAGCTGGTTCCTCTCTCCCTCAGTCAAGGTTAGCGCGGCGTGAGGAAGCAATAGAGCTCGCCACAGCCGGATTCATCGACCAACAAAGCGTTCTTGACGTGTACGACTGGCCGGACCGTGAAGAAATCATCAAGCGGATGGCAGAGGCGGCACAGGCTCAACAAGAAGCGCAGATGCAAGCGGAGATGGCGAAGCAAGAACAGGCGATGCAGATGAAGCAGATGGAGCTGCAAGCCCGTTCGCAGGAG